TGGCTTCCTAGACGTGAAGGTGGTCGTGGTACTGAGATTACTACACTTCCTGGTGGTCAAAACCTTGGTGAAATCACTGATATCAACTACTTCCAGAGAAAACTCTACAGAGCTCTGAATGTACCTGAGACCAGAATCGAAGGTGAAGGTGGTTTCTCACTGGGTCGTTCTTCTGAAATCTTGAGAGATGAAATCAAGTTCTCCAAGTTTGTTGGAAGAATGAGAAAGAGATTCTCAGCAATGTTTAACGACATGCTGAAAACTCAACTTCTTCTTAAGAATGTTGTCACTCCTGAAGATTGGGAGTACATGGCAGATCATATTCAATATGATTTCCTGTATGATAACCACTTTGCTGAACTGAAGGATGCGGAACTTACAACCGAGAGACTGAATCTTGCACAACTTGCAGAGCCTTATGTTGGTAAGTATTATTCTCAGGATTATGTAAGAAGAAATATTCTCAGACAGACCGATGAAGAAATTCTGGAACAAGATGAATTGATTGAAAAGGAGATTGAGAATGGTGTGATTCCTGATCCTAATGCAATGGTTGATCCTATGACTGGTGCACCAGCAGAACCAGGAATGGCACCAGCACCTGGTGCAACACCAGATGCAATGCAGGCACCAACATCACCAAAAGATCCTGAAGCACCAGGAACTCAGAACCCTCCAGGTGGTGTCATCTAAATATTTGTTGTAGTAACATTTTTTGAAATGGACGAACTTATGGATATGCTCGTCAGTCCCGACGAGTCTACATCACAAATTAGTGATAAAATTAAGGATATTCTTTTTGCCAAGAGTGCAGAAAAAATTGAAGCAAGTAGACCTAATGTCGCTGCTTCAATCTTCGATGGTCCTGAGGAAACTCAGCCTGAGGTAGAAGCTTCTATTGAAGAACCTGAAGAAGAGACCGAAGAATAATAAATAGATATTATAAAACTATAATAAGAAGATGAGTGCGTTAAAACCAGTAGGTGTTAATACAACATTTGCAACCAGCACTACCTCTGCGAGGTCAGTAGCAATCTCTCAACAATCAGATTCAATTCGAGTCGTTGCTGAGAGTGCAGGAGTTTTTGTTGCTATTGGAACTCTTCCTACGGCAACACATGATAATTTTTATGTGAGCTCTACTGATTCCGAAGAAATCTCTCTTGGTCCAGTCATGGCTCAAAGAGTTGTAGGTATCACCACTGGTACGACGACAACTATTGATTTTCCTGAAGGAACTGGTAGTCCTTTTGTTGTTGGAGATGCTGTTTCTCTGACTGTAAGTGGTCAATCTAACTTCGACTTTAGTCACAAGATTGTATCTAGTGTCAACAATTCTTCAGGAGTAGGTGGTTATTTCAGTACCAGGATCGTTGTTGATCACGATTCAAGTTCAGTCACCGATGTCTTTGGTTCACCTGATGCGACTTTGAGAAAGTCAATCATGGTTGCAGCTAAGACACAATCTGGAACTGGAAGAGTCTATATCCAACAAGTACAAGTATCCTGAGGAAACCAATGAAACTTATCAGAGAAGAAATCGAATCAGTAAATTTTATCGTTGAAGAAAGAAACGGTAAAAAACAGATGTACATTGAAGGTATTTTCCTCCAAGGAAATATCTGCAATCGTAATGGTAGAATGTATCAAATGGAGGGACTGAGAAAGGAAGTCCAGAGATATACAGAAAACCACATCAATTCTGGTAGAGCTCTTGGAGAACTCGGACACCCCGATGGTCCAACTGTTAATTTGGACCGCGTTAGTCACAAGATTGTTAGCCTCAAAGAAGACGGAAACAACTTCATTGGTAAAGCGAAAATCTTATCAACTCCGATGGGTAATATTGCGAAGTCACTTATCGGGGAGGGAGTTAAACTTGGCGTTTCTAGTAGAGGCATCGGCTCACTTAAACAGACCAGAGAAGGAGTAAACATTGTAGGTGACGACTTCATGTTAGCAACTGCTGCTGACATCGTTGCTGACCCGTCTGCACCAGATGCTTTCGTTGAAGGTATCATGGAAGGTAAGGATTGGGTTTGGGATGGTGGCATCCTGAGAGAGCAGACCGCAAAGAAGACTTACAAGCAAATCAACACGCTTGTAACTCAAGGTCAGCTTGATGAGAAGAAACTTGATTTATTCAACAACTTCTTAAATAATCTTTGATTATATTGAATTATACAATTTATAAATAAATATAGATTAAAAAAGGTTAATCGGAGTAACTTCAAATGTCTCGTGGAGATTTACAAGAAATGGAGCAATCAAAAACTGCTGTGAACGCGAACGCTAAACCTGCTGAAGGTATGGGTAAGCTTTCCAGCCCAGGCGAAGGCCTGTCAACTTCCTACGAAGATCTCGGTGGTCCTACCCCTGAGAACTACAAGCCTGACAACGATTCTGCAAAGCTCAAAGAGCCTAAGATCGCAACTGTCAGTGATGTAGTCAACAAAGGCGCAAAGGCTGCTGATCCAATGAAGAAAATGGCTAAGGAAGAGATCGAAACCGAAGAGGAAGTCCTCGAAGAGGAAGAGATTGTATCCGAATCTGAAGAAGTTACCGAAGAGTCTGTTGACATCGAAGAAGACGTGAATGCACTTCTCGGTGGCGAAGAGCTCTCCGAAGAATTCAAAGAAAAGGCACGTGTCATCTTTGAAGCTGCATTAACCTCTAAAATCAAAGAAATCCAGGAAACCCTGGAGGTCCAGTACGCTGAACGTCTGGCAGAGGAGAGACAATCCCTTAAGGGAGAACTCACCGAGAGAGTTGACGCATATCTCGAATATGTCTGCGAAGAGTGGATGACCGAGAATGAGTTGGCAATCGAACATGGTCTCAAGACCGAAATGACTGAATCCTTCCTGTCTGGCATGAAGGGTCTTTTTGAAGAACATTATGTAACTATCCCTGAAGAGAAATATGATGTACTTGAGAGCATGGTAGAAAAACTTGATGATATGGAGACTAAACTCAATGAGCAGATTGAGAAGAACATTGGTCTGAACAAGAGACTCGCTGAGTCTACTGCAGACACCATCTTCTCGACCGTCTCTGAAGGTCTTGCTGAGACCCAGAAAGAGAAGCTCGCTTCACTTGCTGAAAGTGTTGAGTTTGAAAGTGAAGACGAATATCGTGAAAAGCTGGAGACCCTGAAGGAGTCATACTTCTCCAAGGCACCTACAGCGAAATCAGAAGCACCTCAGACAATCTCTGAAAGTGTTGATTCAACCCCTGCTCCTACCTCTACAGGTATGGAACAGTACATGAGAGCACTTGGTGCATTCAAAAAGTGAATTTAACATTCATTCAAACAACAACTATTAAGTAAAGGCAAATGTTTCAATCCGAACATCTGCAGGAAAAGTGGAGTCCACTTCTCGACTATGAAGGTCTTGATCCAATCAAAGATTCTCATCGTCGTTCAGTAACCGCAGTCCTGCTCGAGAACCAAGAAAAATTCCTCAAGGAAGAGCAAGCATTCCAGTCAGGTATCAACCTGATGGAAACCCCAACCAACTCAGGTAATGCCGCTGGTGCATCTGGTGCGTTTGGTGCTGACTCTCCTGCTGCTGGTCCTACCGCTGGTTTCGACCCTGTTCTGATCTCCTTGATCAGACGCGCAATGCCTAACCTGGTCGCATATGACCTGGCTGGTGTTCAGCCAATGAACGGTCCTACTGGACTGATCTTTGCAATGCGCTCCCGCTACGAGAACCAGTCTGGTAACGAGACCTTCTTCAACGAAGTCGATACCGCATTCTCTGGTCAGGATGATGGCTTCAACCTGACTGCTGGCATGTCCGATGTCAACGCTGGTCTGGGTACAACTGCTCAGTCTGGTGACAACCCTGCAGTACTCAACCCCGTTGGTTCTGCATCCTCCACTGGCTACGATGTAGGCCAGGGTATGGTAACTGGTGACGCTGAGAACCTGGGTTCAGGTACTGGCGATCACTTCAACCAGATGGCATTCTCGATCGAGAAAGTCACTGTAACCGCTAAGTCCAGAGCACTCAAAGCTGAGTACTCCTTGGAACTGGCACAAGACCTCAAGGCAATCCACGGTCTGAACGCTGAAG